TATCTGTAGCTGTGTGAATGGCTCTCCATAACGCCTTAAGGGCTGCTAGCTGCTGTGGATAGAATCCCAAGAATGGCTCCAACTTATTGTGGTGCACCCAGACATCTTCCATAAGTGGTCGCTCACCAAATCCATTTTTAATATACCAATCTTGATATTTTGGGTAATAAGCATTTGAAATTTCAACACCAACAGACGCACGGTTGGCGCGTTCGGAGCCGGCATGCCATGCTCCATGCTGCATGTCTAGAGTTTGATAGATCGTGCCATCATTGTCAATTAGGAAGTGAACGGAGATACCTCGCTTGTCCAAGACGGACTGACACGACCTGGAACTCAGACAAACATCCCAATGATTTACAAAATAGCGTACGCCCCTCTTTGGGCGGCCGGCGTAACTGTAGTGTGTGCCGGGGCTTGCCTTAAGTCCACCTTTCTCTGACCATAGAACAACCTTGTCCCACTTAATTGGGAAAAATTCATTGTTGTAGATAATGTAATTTGAATATCTACATTCAGTTGGCTTGTGGATATCAATCTCTGCCTGCCGCTCAGTCCATAGGCGACGGAAAGTGCTAGGGCCGCAGAGACCATCGGCTGTTAAGTAGTTTTTCTTTTGCCATTTTTTAATCGCTCTAGTTAGCTTATCATCGAAATACTTCTCCCCAAACCAGCTAGGATCCCAGCCGAGCTTAGCAGAAGAAGCCTCGTTATAAAAGTTCTTGTCAATAGGCATTCCACCTTCCCCTGTTGTCTTTAGTTAAGAAATTATACCTAATATATAGTTCTCTAAAATAACATTGATGCTTTTGTTGCCAAAGTTAATCTCTTCTATCATCGCCCTATCAACAACCACCTGGGTTCCTTTTTGTAGTGATTCTGGTAGTTTGACATCTTGTGATCTGGCCACTACGGTGGCTGTTGTGTATCTTTCCTCTGTTACTTTGAAGTCATCCGGCAACAATATGCCGGTGGTAGTCTCCTTTGTGTCGGGGTCCCCGAGTTCGATTTGAATGTGTCTATTTAATGGTTTAAACATTGTTTCCTCGTTTTTAAATTGTGCATGTATCGTTGGTACAGAACTTACTACCGGCGCCGCCTTCATCGAAAGACATGCGTTGGATGGGCTTTATGCCTGCTGACATATTGTTGAATTCTTCTTCCGTGATTGGCTCGTATGGTGCCTGTACGTACCCAGTCTCCTGATACTTTAAGAAGGATACCGCTTTTAGGCGCGTCTCATACATCTCTAACGCACTCTTAATCTGAGTCGATTCGCTCTCGTTGAAAGTCACCGTGATTGAGACTGAATTATCTGCCCAATAGTGTTGGTACTGTGCAGCAATCTCAAGTTGCTCCCAGATAGAGACGTCTTTTTTGCCCTTCTGAAAGTATGGCTCATGTACAGGAAACTCTACCACCATTGTATTTGGCGAATACGAATCTTTCTCTATTTTATAGCCTGCTTGCGCTAACTGCTCAAGCATCTCTGAGCTTTCTGCGAATCGAATCCTTCTAATATAAAATTCGCTCTCCGGAAAATGGATACCGGGAGTAGACCCGTTGAGCAAGGACACTGTGCCGGATGGCTTAATGGATGTCATTCTAACTGACTTGGGGATACATAGCCAGTTGGAGTATTCCTCATCTAATAGTTTAACGTGCTCGTATGCTTTATCACACATATCATAAACTTCTCGGCGACCAAACTTGTTGAAAGCTTGAACAACGCCAGACTGCGATAAACCGATACGTCGATTCTTTAGCATTTTGGCGTTTGTCTCTGGCCAGTGTGTGTTGGAGAGAGTAATTGTCTTTCCATAAAGATAAGCAATCTTAAGAGTACGAAGGTAGTCCTCCATATCCTCATGTTTTGCTGGATATGTCTCCACCAAACAACAAAGCTCTGCATCCTCTAACTGCTGCTCGACGCAAGGATTAAAGCCTGCTACATTGATGTCATCGTACCGGAGATCATCTTTAAATCTTCCTCTGGTGCGTGCGTTATCGAGCCATATATATCCTGGCTCGCCGTTCTTCTGAGATTGGGCAGCGTGCCAAGTGTAATCCATCCCCACCACTGCATTGAAGGAATTATTAGAACCCCAGCGGTGGTGCATCAGCTTCTCGGAATCATTCTTCATCTCAAGGTATCTCTTATCATCGTGCTTGCCCATCGCAAGAGCGGCGGAGCGCCGCACATTTCCAGAGACTACACACCGACCAATTAGATTTTCTGTGTCCACGATATCGACCGAAGTGATAGTTTCACCAATTTTTGGTGAAAACAAATCGATCAAACTTTGATGCAATTCGATCAGCGGACCAGCCCCCGAAGAGGTTCCACCAAAGCCATGGATCAGGGCGCCCTCTGGGCGAATGCCGGAGTAATCAAACTTCGGTACCTTAGATCCAAAAAAGAAGCCATCAAGTAAGGTATGTACGGAGTCTACCCAGCCTTCTCGCGAGTCGTCTATGGGCAGCACGTCGTTTGTATACTGTGGTTCACAAATGTTTAAGGTGCCAGCGCCCTCTGTATCAAATCCCACGCCGATGCCAACCATCAGAGCGTCCATCATCCAAGCGAAAAGATAGCCGCCCTTAGTGGGCAGATCGCGCGTGGAGCGAAAGGCGCAATTAAATAAGCCAGCAGCCGTGCGTTCCTCAATAAACTTAGTGCCCATCATCCATAAGCCGCGGCCGGGCGGTGTCCACTTTAGGGTGAACAAGCGCTCGTAAGCGTCTTTGGCAGTACGTTGAGCTTTGGCATCATTCCACTCTAAGCCAAGCATGAACACATGCTGCTTCTGCATGTTGAACATTCCTTCAACAACTCGACGACAGGTTTGCCACCATTCTTCAGTGCCGGTGGCTTCTGGGTTAAACTCGCTTAGTCTTCTGGCGTATGTTCTCTTAAAAGTAACGTAGCCCAAAGGCCCCCATGGAACTTCTTTCACTTTATACGGCTCCACAAAAGTATCCGAAAGTCTGAAGCGCCTAATGTTGTCAATTGTTCTCATTATCTTTTATTCCTTTTTAGTTTAGAGTACTTGGCTTGTAGCAACTGCTTTTGCGCTGTCGGTCCCAAAGAGACTGGCGCGGTGACCACTGCCGGATTGCTGTTGGCGTTGTTGTGGTTAGTTGTGTTTGGTAATATCTTGATATTGACGTTGGAAGTGTCCATGAAAATTGGGAACACCATCCCATCTGGGCCGTTCCTGTTCTTAGCAATGAACATCTTGCCTTGATTATTTTGTTTATCCTCGATAGTACGGGAGACAGAAAAAATGAAGTCGGCGACAAAGCACTTATTAAACGCCTCTGAGATTTGCTCCATCGTAATCACTTCCGCGCTTAGTCCAGAGCGGTTCGTTTGCGAAGCTGTCCATACCGGACACTGGAACTCTGCTGAGATTCCTCTCATCTCTTCGTAGATTGATTCCAACTCATTTCTTTTTTCTTTTCGTACTACAACGGGTTTCAAGAGATCTCCATAATCTATAATTACCATGCCCGGATTGATTCCACGCTTTACCAATCTTGATAAGTGTGCTTTAATCGTATTAGTCGAGGCAGATTTTGTCGGGTATTCTTTAATAATTAGTGAGCCCTCAATATCTTTGATCTCTTCATAGACTTCTTCTTTGAAATTTATTATCTCATCGAGAGGATAACCTGTGATGCAGCTATCATATCTGTTGGCGATTACAGTTTCTTGAAGCTCCAATGTATAGTGGACGACTGTCTTCCCTTCTCGTAACGCCTCGGCACCCAAGTGTACCAGAACCATAGATTTTCCGGCGCCGGTGGGGGCAATCACAACACCAAGCTCATTTTTGCCCAGTCCTCCTCCTACAATATTATCGATATCAGACCATCCGGTTGAGACCGGCTTTCGATGTTTCGGCACAAATCGCGCTTCAAAGTCTGCGAGATAGTCGTAGCCGAAGTTGTTGTCAGATCCTAACTTCAGCGCGTTGTTGATTTCCGTGGAAATCTCATCAAAAGAACACGTCTGCAGCAGCCCGACCGATTTCATCATAGCTTCTTTTAGGGTCTGCTTCCTGCAGAAGTCCAGTGAAGTCTCTTTGATGTATTCTCGGTCACCTACTTCATAACCAACAATCTTATCGAAGTATTCCTTTACTTGTTCGGTTACAAGTTGGTCCTCATCAGACAGTTCGGTGTGGATAATTGTATCCATGGTAGACGAAGAGGGGTGACGGTCATACCGGGCTCTGTAGTCTATTGTCTTGCGCAGGAACACGCGGAGATACTCAAGCTCTAGAAAGTTGACGTCTAGAACTTCAGTGATCTGATCCGCGAATGGGCGATCTTCGAATATTAATTGTACCAGTCCTTCTTGAAAAGTTTTACCGTACTTTCCGAAGTTTGCTTTTTCTACTTGCATTACCCTCTCGTTTTATATCTATAAGTATATCAAATCTGAGCGTTTTGTCAAGCAGATTTGAAGATTAATTTCACCCGTTGTCAAGACATTCCCTCTGAATCCTATTTAAGTTTGCTTGTAGATCTGTCCAGTTTAGCTCACCAAATCCATCGTCGCGCATCATCCCGATTACTTGAGTCTTGTTAAATTCGCATTCAAAATTTTCGATTGATTCTTCAACATAATTCTTCGATTGATATGACATACAAGGGGAATATAACTGCATCATCTTATAGTTGTGTTCGATCAGTCCTTTGTTCTCGGCTACATTACTGAAAAACTTCAGTTTGCTATCTGCATTCTGGCAATATTCGACAATCTCGTCGATAGTAGCAGTGCGTTCAACTGACAGCATCGACCCTAAGCGTTTAGCGACTGTGGCGAACCCAGCACCCTTTACTCCTGGTAAATTATCTGACGGGTCTCCGATGATTGCGCGCGCTAGGGCCATGTTGGTTGGGTGCACGCCTGTTTGTTCTATAATCCTTTTAGTATTCAAAAACTCATCCTTAGTAGGGCGCCACAAAACAGTCTGTTCGTCACAAACCTGCATAAAGTCTTTATCGTTAGAAACAATGATCTTCTGCCAGCCATCATAAATTGACAACTGTGTGATGTGAGCAATCACATCGTCAGCTTCGATCTCCGGCAGCATGAACTGGATGATTGGCATCTCATTCATATATTCGATGATCCGGCTCTGTTGCCATATCTTAT